ACATATGCGTTACTTGAATATTTTAAAAATGCAGAAGCAGATAAAAAGTCTGTTGACGTTGCAACGTCTGAATCTAAGCCTGGAGCGCCAAAGTTTGAAACCAACTCAATCTCGTTTCCTACGAGTATTGGTTCTTCAACAGGTCCCCAAGCAAACTCACCAACAATGCCAGCAGTAGAAGTTGTGACAGCAGGCACTACACCTGATAAGTCAAACTCTCTGACATTGATATTTGGTGATTCTGAAGGAATCAGTGCCATAGTCGTGTCCTTTTGTTTGTTAACATGAATAAGAGAGCATAATACGATTTATATCTCAATGCTATTATTTATAAGTATTATGATTTTAGTAAAACTCGTCTTGCCAGTTTATCTGCCAATGGTCGTTTCGCTCGTTGTCTTCTATCTCTTTTATTGCATCTGAACCATCATCCATGAATCCAAATGGGACTATATCGTTTTCTATCTCTCTCATTTTATTCTCAAACATCATTTGTTTAAGATTAATGTCAGTCATATCATTGAACATCTGTGTTGAAACAAAGTAACCAAACATAACAAGATTCATCATCAAGTCATCATGGTTACCATCTGAGGCTTCGTATGATTGACCCCTTGATATGAACGTTGATATCTCAAGTACAGTATTCTCGTCATAAACTTGTAGTTTACGTTCTTCAAGTAAATCTTTAATACCCGAACAACCCAGTCTCTTGACTTTACGATTCATCTCAATGCCAATCGCATTTGCTTTAGTTGCTGATTCGACGTGTACGTTCTCATACTCTAAGTCGTGGTATAAACCATTACACACAACTGAACCTTGGTCATTTGATTCGATTACTACATATGCTTGATTGTAAACGGTTGCATATTTATAAATAATGTCAGGGTAGAGTATTGGAGAGATAGTATTATTTCGATACACTGCGACTTGTTTAAATGGTCGCTCAGTAATATCAATCACATTAAATGTTGAATAATCCTGTCCTCTACCCTTCGCCACATCTACTAACATAATGTATTCGTGATTCTTTATTGGTTCAGAGTAAATGAGAACATCACCGCCCTCATAATAACTAATCGGATTAATCGCTCTAAGTTCAAGTAATGTTTCTGCACGTATGAGTGTATCACCTGTACCAAAGAATGTGTTACCAAACTCTTGGTCGAACTGTAACTGCGAAGTATTAGATATTGTTTGACGTTTCCATTCTTCATCACGCCCAGGAACATCCCACCAGTTTACTGTAAATGGTTTAAACTCATTTGTCTTCTGTACAGCACCTTCCCATATCTTATGGTACATGTTACCTATGCCGTTAGCAGTAGAAGTAATAATAACTTTGGTATCTTTACCAGATGAGATTACAGGATATGTTGATGTATAGAACTCTGCGGCATTCTCGACGAACGCAAACTCATCGAGAAACAGTAAGTTAACTGACATACCACGAATAGATGATCCCGATGTAGCGGCCGCTAGAATACGTGAGTTATTCGAAAACTCGATTGAACCTTTGTTTAGTGCTTTACATCCTGGCTGTAAAAAGAACGGTAAGTTCTCTAGCATCAATGTAACACGTGCTAACATCTCACGTGCAGTTGCACCTTTGTTAGCAAGGATTGCGATAGTCTTTTCGGGATGAAATAATGAATACCATAGTAGATAACCTACAGATGATATTGACTTACCAGATTGACGACATGCAAGTACAATCGAGAATCGATTATCTTGAAAGTGTTCGAACATCTTTTCTTGATAGGGATATAAGTCAAAGTTGACAAGCCCTTTATCTAGATGTACGACTTTTACATATGTACGGCAGAAATAAGATGGATCTTTCATGCACTTTGCATACTCAAGAACTTCTTCTTGTGTCCAGTCTTGGTCTACACCATCACGCTTAACATTTGGATTACCAAGATAAGAAAGATTCTTATTCTGATTCTGATTCTGGTTTGACATCAATCACCTGTTCTTCTTCATTTTGTATTAATAGTCTTTGAAGGTCAGTTGTGCTACCAATAAAAACATTATTGTTAGTGATAGATTGTTGTTCGGGATTTGCGACTGCTGTTGTTTGTGTAATGTCTTTATTTTTCTTATTTAAATCCATTAACTTATCATTAACGTCAGCAACACCTTTAATCATATTTGAAAGAACTTCAAACGCTCTAGGGTGTTCACTTTCACGAGCAACTTCTATCATGAGTTCAAGAGATTCACGCCCCTTTTCTATTAAGTCATAGTAAGTGTCACGTGAATACTCGTAATCGCTCTTTATATTTTTGTCATTATCTGTCATAGTCTTATTTATTGTATGTCAAAATCGGGATCTAGACCATCACCTGTATCGCCACCAGATTCAGATCCTGTTCTTGTTGCTGTAACACCAAAATAAACATTCTGAGTATCACTATTAGATGTATTAGCAGTTTCTTGAACTTCAAAAGATATGTTCATTGTAGACGCATACGAAGTTCCAACCGAGACTGCTGATACTGCAAGTGAGTATATTCTATCAATGTCTAATGTTTGCGCAACACCGAACGAACCACTACTTGACCCACTTCCCGATGGTGATGTTATAAAGGTACCTGTTACAGTATAGTTGCCTGGGTTACTAGGTGCATCGCTTGCCCAGAAACCTATTTCTACCCATGTATCTTCATTACCCGGCTCTTGATTACCTTGTGCTTCTATAGAGCCTTGGTCGGTAAACTTAATACGAGCAATAGATGTTTGAGAAGTAGTTCCTACTCTTGTGTCAGTAATATTACTAATAGATTCACCAGAGGCTGCCGTAAAGTCAACTGTTACCGCAGGTGTGGCATCAACAACTGTGAAACTACTTGTTGCAACAGGAGTTCTTGAACTCTCATCATCATAAACTTCTACAGTATATGAGTCGTTTGTAGTATCTAAGTTTTCAGCAACCTGTAAGTTAAACGAACCACTGTTACCCGATACTACGAAAGAACCCGCAGGTGCAAAATCAAAGTCATCAAAGACTTGAGGTGATGCGAACACTATGTGTTCACCTGCAATGATTTCGCCATGTGTCTGTGACATTGTAACAGAAGACGACGTGACATTAGTTACTGTACCTAAAACAGAAACACCGTCTAGATTGTATGCTTCCATCCCGTTCGTAATGCCAGTTGTTTGGTCAAGATAAACGATAGATGTACCAGCAAATGCATACTGGTCTGTAATACCAAGTACTGTTTCAGCCAATCTATAATAATGCGTTCTATTAGGTATGCTAGTACCACTAATACTCACTGCTAACGTATCACCTTCATTTACTGAATCATTTGCTGTAATGTTATATACAGCATTTACGTCAGACATTGTAAACGCATGAGTATCTAAAGTTGCGCCACCTAATGAAGCATAGTTGCCCGATGATATCGTCAACAAGCCACTTTGCACACTATCATATGTAGGGCTTGCGGTCGTTGTGAATGTATATTCAGTATTGTTATTGCCTTGACACAGTTGTTGAATAGTAGTGTCATCAAAACGACTAGTAACACCCGCACCAGATATTTCAGCAAAGACACGTAAGTCAGCACCAAGAACTCGAACCAAGAATTGGAAGTCATCCCCTTCAGTGATTGCAGTTGGTGCACCGATTACAATCTCTGCACTAGCAGTAGATGTATCGTTAATAGTAATAACATTTGACTGTGCAACTGCACCAGATGATGCTGTTGTTGCAACAAATGCTCTAAATGTTTCTGTGCCTTCTAGTGTTTGGTCTGCTTTAGAACGGAATCTAAATGTACCTTGCCCACCCACAACACTAACAGTATTACGATTACTTTCTGTGGCAATAGAACCATAGATTGTATCTGATACGTTGACATCATCGCCTTCGTACCAATAATAATATGTTCCGTCTACACCCGAAGTGAATGTAAACTCAACATCATTACCTTCGTCTACACTATCAATGCTCTCTGTTAACAAATATGAGTTTGCAAGTATTTTAAACTGTCTAGATGCTAATAGATTACCACCAGTAGGTGCATCATACAAGTTAGCAATAAAGTTTTCGTCTTGTGTCTCATCACTATCTGCGAAGGTCACGTTATTTGTTGAACCTGCATTACTTGTGATTGTAACAGTCTCACGACTAGTCGAAGTAGGTCGCCCGCCTAGAAAATCTTTATCATTAGTCTCATCATTCTCGATATAGAAATATGTGTTAGTCGCATCTTGTACGTTTCTAGTTTCTATATCAAACGATGCTACAGAACCTTCTGCTATAATAGCAGGATTCATTTTAATAACATATGACTCTGCTGAATCATTGACTTGGAATGTATCCGATACTGTCAGTGGATTAGTGTAGTTTGAGTTAGTTAATGATAATGTTCCTGTCACACCACCAGTGTATACGTCTGTTGCAGAAAATGGTATAGAGAATATATCTGAGATACCTGCAATAGTATGTGAGCCACTGTCGATAAACAAACGTGGATCAGATGCCGCAGTACCTGTGATTCTCCATGCTATCTCATTACCAACATCTTGTGAGTCACAAGTAATCTGTGCAAGCAATCTTTGACCTTCAAAAATATCATCTACTTGAACTGCAAATGCAGGAGTAGAGTTTGTCAACGTGATTGTTGCTGAATCTTTACCGATACCATCTGGTGTTTCGATAATCACTTTAAACTGTTCACCACCATCTGATTGATTATCGATGCGTGGTCTCATTGAAAATGATCCTACTGAGTTGTATATTCCAAAGCCTTGAGGGCTAGACTCACTAGGTGGTGGTACAAGAAAATCAGAATCAGTTGTCGTAATATGGTCAACATAGTAGAACATCAAAGTATTGCCATTACTAGGCAGTTGTGTTCCCGATACGTTGAATACCATATTTTCATTTTCACCAAACGATGAACTAAGAGGAGTCAAAGTATATTGCGACTCAACATCATTCAATGAAATATCAATAGCGTCGATTGTGCTACCGATATTATCTGTAATCAATACACGAAATGATTCAGTGCCTTCTGCTTCATCAGAATCGAATACAGGTTTAATAGAAAAAGATCCTACTGCAACTTCAGAGTCACCAGGAGCTAAGTCAATATACCCTTGACTGTCAAGAGAATATGCTTTTTCGAAATCTGAATCAGATGTGGTAATATGATTGATATGATAGAATAAGCCACCTCTATTACCTGGAAGACCTACACCATTCACATTAAATGTGATTTCAGTGCCTTCATCAGATGGTGTTGTGTAGCCATAAAATGAATAGTTGCTCGATCCTCTAACAGTAGCAATATCATCTTCTGTAGATAATGCTTGTGTGACTGCATCATTGATTGATACTTCGCCACCAAGATACATACCTGCAGGATGAGAAAAGAGTTTGAATATATCTTTCCATTTAGATAGAGGTACACCTACTTTAACAAGTAAAGCAAATGTTTGATAAAGTTCGTCGTTTGTGATAAACTTTTGAGAGTCGCCACCTATTTGTGAACTTCTTTCACCTATCTTGAATATATCTTCTTTGGGATATCTTACATCAGCATCTAAGCCATAGAACGAACGGAAGAACCATTCGATAGCATACTTAGTACCTTTTGCTCGAAAAAGATAACTTGAGAAGTTAGCCGTTGCTCGTTTCTCTGCATCTGTGTCGCCAAACCCTTCGAAGTATGCATCACCTAATAGATACTCATCTTCAATATAAGAAAGAAGTGTAATATCTGTTTCTGTTACATCACGTGTTGCAAACAAATGATTGAGCAGTTCAGTCGGGTTATTATCATCTTGCCACTCATAATACTTTTCTAAGAGTTGAATAAACTTAGGATATGAGTTAGCAAAATGCTCTGGCAAAACGTTGCCAACCTGCTGGCGACGTAGATTAAGATGCCGTCTATTATTATCTAAAAACCCGTTATGCATTTCAACGCCCTATGGTTGTGTAGGCCAAGCAACGTCAGTCAATAATCTTTCTGTTCCATCTAGATTATCAGTTATATTACGTAATGCTTGTCGATATGTTGCGTAAGCAGAAACTTCTGCTTCTGATAATGGTACATCTGCAACTTGTGTCCAGTCTGTAGCCGATAAACGTTTATTTCTATCTCTTCGTACGGCTTTTAAGAAAGCGTCTGTGTCGAAAGACCAAGTATTTGGCTCCCACACATAATAAGGTGACTCAGAAGGGCGTGATGCTTTTTCGACCAATGCACCATTTGAAACGTAATGTGTTCCAATAACATTATCCGATGTTGTAACAGGCACTTCTAAGTAACTTTCACCATCTACATTTGCTGGTTCAATCTGATATTCATATTGCACTATAGAGGCTATTTCGCCTGTAGTGTCTTTATAATAAATGTACTTATTCATATTTATTCCTTAATAAACAATAGTTTTTTAGTTGTGCCTACGGGAAGTTGCCACTCTACAGTTTCGTCGTAGTTATCTTCGAAATCAGTTTGAGCAGAATAACCACTACTACTAGCACTTACAGTAAGATCCGTTATTTCGCCTGCAATAAATCCACCATCTTCTTCACCTGGAAATACCTCAACGAGTCCAGTACCTGTTAGACATGCATAAGCACCTGTGGTACCTGAAACACCGCTACCAGTTCTTGTTGAAGCAGTTGCTAAAACTACCGCAGGTGGATATTTAGAAGAGAATCGTAAGTTACCCGAAGCATCAAAAACTTCTAAACCATAGTCTGAAGTAGATGCTGAAATATTAGAAGACTTTCTATACACTCTGTAACTTATACTTTGAGTACTTGTTTGCCAGTTGTATATACCAACCGCAGAAGAAGTTCTATATTTTTCAGATAAAAAACTACCTTGTACTGCAACTATGTCTTCTGCCTGTAACCCAGTTATAGTTGCATCACCTGGAGAAACACCACTAAAAGAACCTGTAGCGCCAGCAGTTGCCGAAACACTGCCAGATGCTACAAGTACATAGTTTGTATATGAATCCGAAATCTGTAAATAACCAGACTCGTTTTCGATACTAATACCATAACTCATTAATATCCCCTATAAAGTATTATTACTCTATAACTTTGAGTGCCAGAAAAGGTGCTTTTTA